CATCAGCAGAACCAGTACCGGATAGGGCTGAGCCGGCAATTACAGAGCAGACGTTATTGTCGGCAAGTGTGAACTCAACGGTAATCTGGGGGAAGATGCCCGTGTCAATAATGCTTGGAGCAGCTGTGCCAAAGAAACCGTCAAAGGAGTCAATCGCAAGCTGGTTGTCAACACTCGCGGAGTAGTCTTCATTGGCCGCCGCAATAACAATTGATGGATTATGGTAACTTATCGCGCGACAAAATTCAGGATGGGTGAGCGCAGACGCCGGTTGCATACCGGTGAGCGCTTTCTTGGCGTGGGCGAGGACGTTATAGGCGTTGTGACCGTTCTGGATCTGAACACCACCCGCATAAATAGTTACGCGTTCAATAAGCGAGCGAGTATCTTCTGGAAGACGACCCAAGCCACCGCCGGTCGCAGTCGCAACGGCGTTGAACATCATTCGCGCAGACTTAAGATTGATTAAAACATTGCTAGGAAGTTCAAAACGGATAATTTTGTTTGCAGTTCCGGTATCGCCGGCGGTAGGGAAAATTTTGTAATGAGAGGTAGACACCCCTTGGAGTCTGGACATAAAGAAGCGAAGGTTAGCGGGGAGATTCTGAGCATCAGCCATGTTTTATTTAAACTTTAACAAATATAATAAATTGTAATTTTTAACGCACAATTAAAGTGCCAACGGCACCAGCGAAGTTTAAAGTGCGGAGCACCAACGAAGTTTATCTTCTAAGAATTGGTTTTTCGGGGTAACCCGTAAATGGAAGAATGCCACCAGATTTAGATCCCGGATATGGAGGCTGGAAAATTTCAGACCCTAACTGAGATGGGCAACTTGCTTTAATTACATCTATTTTAAGAACTGCCGTGAAATACATATTTCCCAGTTCATTTTGACGTTTGCTTGTATACGCTGGGGTTCCTCCGTCAAAAGGGGATATCGCGGGGATAACGTAATCACCAGCGGCAGTTCCGGAACTTTCATTATCGGTTGTAAGTCGCCCAAGTTTGCGTCCTTTTGAATCTGTAAGGAAAAGTCTAAGATTGGTAAGTTTGCGTTGCTGAATGTTTACGAAGTATTCGTCAGACTGTGAATTATAATTTATAAATTCGGCCGGACCCATGTTTGACCAACGATTAATTTTGGCAAGAATGTCCGAAGAAATTACATCTGCGATTAAAGCATTTCCACCCGCAATCGCCCCCGACTGAAGAACAGACATTTCAAGACCGTTTTGACCACAGTTGGTTCTAAGGAAGATACTTGGTTCAGTAAATCTAGTCATTGGAAAGTAACCTTTCATAGATACGATATTTGGATTGTTCGTAAAATCTATTTGAAGTGAATTAAATACATCGTTATTGACGTCTCCGTCCATTCGGAGACCGCCTAGAATTTGGTAGATGTCTCCTTCTTTTGGAGGGAATTGAACTTTAAGATTTGTTATGCCGTGTGCGGCAACTGGTCCCGTTGGATTGTCTACACTTCCGCCACCAATTTCTTTACATTCAAACGAAACAAAAAGAATACGTTTATCAAATTCACCAAATGTAGGTCTTAATGCCTCCTCGGTATATGATGGAAAATTTGCTGTAGTAGAAGCAGCGGCAGCGGGAGCAGGGATAGCGTTGATTGTAAGTGTTCCTCCTGCTGCGACCGATGCTACAGTTTTAGCTTCTGTATTTGGTCCGAATATACTATAAGTAAAGGCTCTTCCCGGTACAGCTGGGGGACCTACTACATCTGCGGGGTTAACGAACAAATTTAAAACGACCCTCATACATTCGGCGAAAGAGCCTGCAACGCGATGAATAGTGTCAAAATTTCCCGTGTCAAGTAAATCAAACGTTCCTGCCACGCCATATAGCGGTGTTGATGGTGCTACAGGTATCGTAGCCGGGCGGAAGGTGCTAGCACCTTTGACTATACCGCGCGAGTTATTGACGTCAATCATATACGTAGTATTTGGCATGCTAAATTCTTTTAACGTCAATCTGATAACCTCTCCATCTTGTGCTTCAACCGAATTTCCCTCAAACTGAATATGAACGTCATCTCCGCGGGACTGTGTGTCTCCTTGAATAATAGCACTTTCTGAGTCAACAAACAAGTTAAGGGAATTTACAATTTGCTGGTTCTCAAAACGAGGAGCACTTGACATTTACATTTAGGAAATATAATTTAATTGAGTTTTAAACGAAGAACTCAAGAACATTACACAAAGTTTATACATTTAGGGCACAGTAACCATCTCCTTACGGTAGTCATCCTTGACTTTGTTTAGTTCGTTTTGAAGATTTGAATAGTCACGTTTGAATGGACCTACACGCGCCTTGATAGCGTCAATTTCTTCCTGGGTCTTAGTCAGGCAAATGTCTAGAACGATATCTGCCCAGTATGGATCTACATTTGGATACAACGTTTTAAGTCTAGCAATTTCTTCATTCTTAAGATCCAATTGCTCCTGGGTTAGATTCAACGGGTTTTCATGCTGACGGCGCATAGTGTCTGGAATGAACGCTGGGGTTTCGGCATCGTTACGCGCTTCAAATGTAATTTCAGTGTCAGTCATTCCGAAACCTTCTGTTTCCATATACATTTAGTAAATATTTTAATTTTAAATTTTAAGCGCATAAATGCGCCGCGCCTTCGGCGCTTAAACGAGTTAAACGAAGTTGGTGCTTCGCACTTTAAACGTAATAATTGTACGCACCCTCAATATGCAACAACGTTTCAATATCAGTACGATACAACTCGTTTAACTGCTTTAGTACTTGAGCATCTGATACTTTTACTCCATTAGTTAACTGAAGAGTTTCTCCAAGATTCAAAAGTTGATTCAAGTCATTCCCCGTTAAATTTGCCAACGCTTTATTAAGACGCAAAGATATATTTTTAAAATTTACAACCGGAACAATCTCGGGTTGAAGTACCTCTTGCTCCGTTTTGAACGTACGACGACCCGTAATAAACTTTGGCTCGGCAGGGATGCCTGTGAAGATATTTTTATCTAAGCTGACTTTAGTAGAAACGTATGTGTCTACGAAGTTCATTTGGTCGGCAAGGATGCCACCACGAATTTTAACGGAATCAAACGTGTTCATTTATAGAATGTATTTATTTTATTTTTGAGTTTCTACCGCGCGTTGCGCGTAGCCCTACGGGCGTAACGAAGAACTAGTTGCGGAATCGGTGTCCATCTTGTCAATCGGGGGAAGTATAATAAATTTATCAAATCGGATGCGGAACATACTCGGGTGTTCTGACTTTTTATGAAGATCTATAAAAAGAAACGGGTATGGGTCTGGGTCGGACATGGCGTAGTTGTATACGTCCTCAAATTGCTCCTTTGAAATTTCACCAGAGCACGAGCAAGCAATATCGTCAAGCTCGGCCTCATCCTTCGTTTTAAAAAGGAGCATGTTGGTACATTGATTACGGATCACCTTATTCAAGCCACCCACAGCGCACTTGAAGGATTGAATCAAAAAATATAGACTAACACCGATGGATCCTCCCTCTTGCGTTAATTGTCCGAGATGACGCGAGTACGTTGCCAAAGAATTTAACTTTCTTGGTTTAGAATATATCATACTGCCCAACATGTCATCAAAAAGCACGGCAATTCTTGGTTTCTTACCGTTCCATTTGTGCTGTGGTTTCAAGAATGCGTTGTCAGCGAAGTATGTAAGTAAGTGATTGTCATCTAAAACATTACCGTTGCGAATATTTTTCATAAGATTGTTATATTCTTTCATTTGATGTTTGTATCGTTCCAAGTCTCGCGCCTCATCCTCAACTATCTTTTTAATAGAATCTATCACGGTTGAATCATCCGGATCCTCAAAGACGTATTCAATGTTAAGACGTTCCATAATTTCTTTGTTTGAATTTAAGGTCGGGCTTACCGCAATACAATAATCATATTTCATCTTTTCAATTAAATTTACAGTTGCAACGGTTTTACCGGAATTACGTTTGCCAACGACAAGAGTGACAGTATGCATTTTTGGCATATGTGGATCTGTCTCATATTTACCCGATTCTTGAGCTGGTGGAACTATAGTTAGTCCCGGGACTGTGGTGTATGACAACATTTAACATTTAAGCAATATAAATAAAATGTAAATTTAACGCTTAATAAATTAATAGAAACGTTTATTAAAGTAGCTCGGATTAACCTCGGACGTAAATTTAGTAGTTTTAATCGGTTGCATATAAGGATCAACCTTAGGTGGTGGTTCAGGTTCGGGTACTTCTTCTTTTTCCTTTTTAGGAGGGTCTTTCCTTCCGCGACGTTTGACAAAGATTACATCATCGGTGTTTTCAAAGACATCCTCATCGCTGCTAGATTGCTCTATGATAATACGTGTCTTCTTCTTTTTTTTAACTTTCATTTCATCAGGCGTTACGATAGACTCGCAAGGGTTAGGTAAGTCCGGAGGGGGTTCGCCTTCGGGAGCAGGCCAAACTTTTTCAGTTGGAACAGGTTTGATCCGATTAGGAGGCAGTATGATCTCAGGTTCAAAGCGGGTCAACTCGGGCATCGTTGCTTTCTTTTCTGCAATGATGTCTTCTAGTTCCACGATAGTCCTTAGCTTACGAATCTCGGCGGCGCGATGCCTAGCCTTAGCTAACGTTTCAAGTTGAGCCGGGGTAGGGGTCCTTTTACCACGGGGAGCACCACGTCCTCGTTTTTCAGCAGGCGCTACGGGTACATTCACGGACTCATCATCACTCATCGGGTACGATCTTATCATACATTTAGATAATAATTCTGTAAATTAAACGAATATTACTGTAAAATGACTGTAAAATCGGCTGTAAAATAAAAGCGAGCACTTACCATATTTGGGTTGTTCCTTCGGTTCCTTCGGTTCTCTTCTCTTCTTCTTATATATATAAATATATACTATATACTTCTTTCCTAAAATTTGAAAAAAAATATAATAGATAGATATTAATAATATAATAGAAGAAAAATGGGAAGAAAAGGAAGAAAAATAGTGACAATTGAAAAGTATTTTTGTAAAAAAAATAGAGTGCTATATATATATATAAAAACTTGTTAAAAAATGTGACTTTTCTGGCTTTTCCGGCTATTTTAAATTTATTATTCCGGATCATCCACAATTGAATATGAACATTCACCATCAGTTTTAATTTTATACCCCGTGATTGAATTCGCAGTAAGACGAGTGCCGCGGTAGTACTTTTTGGCTTCCATATAAATTCCCTTTAATTTTTTTGAAACCATCTCGGTAAAGTCTTTCAACTTCATATTCTTTTTATCATCTCTGGATATATAATCGCTGTCACGATACATTTTAAATACGTCCGAAACTTTAATAACACTTCCAGAGTCCAATTCAAACGCATCAAAGAACCACGAACATATTGCGTCTTTGTCTTGAATCCATTGCAAGGCAAGTTGAACACACTTCTCAGGAATATACAACGGACATGGATCGTTATTTGTACCGGATACACTATTAATAATGTATCTAAAAAGTGCCGATGCGTGTTGCTCCTTAAATTCACTTGTTTTAAATGTATCGTTCTTAGGTTTATACTTATCAGGTTCTCGCAAAATGTCCTCTTCATTGTCCGTAAAACACACACCAAATGGAATAATTAGAAGTCGTTGTCTTTCTGCTTCATTTCCATCGGTTATAATATAAGGTTTAGTATTGCATTCAAGAATGATAGTTGCTGAAATAGTGATGTCATAATTTCCCTCATAACATTCCCGAGCTTTCATTGTATTCTCACCGGTTAATGCTTTAATATTACTCATTCTAAGTTTTTCGTTGCAACCCGAATCAGGTTCAGTTGCTTTAAGAAATCGTTTCTTGTCAATACATCTCAATTCCGTATTTGGTCCTTCCTTGATCGGTTTTGTTAAAACTGTAAGCGCTAAATTACTAAAATAATTTCCAAGAAGAACTGAAAAAAGGTCATTGAGTACCCCCTTACCATTGCGTCCCTCACCAGTACAAACTATAAACTTCTCTACCCTAACTGCGGACAGCCCAGATTTCAAAATAGAAATATAAGCTTTTCTCATTTCCGGATCCGGAAATATACTTTCAAATATATACTTTACAGTTTCCATTTCGGGATTAGTTGGTTCGTGATAATCTAAATTATTCGTGCATAAGATGTAATCAAATTTTTGCGGTTTGAAAAATTCATTCGTTTTAAGATTATAACAAGTATTCTTCCACGCAAAAACGTAAGGATCTGTATCAAATATTTCACACTTTGGATCATCCACCGTAAGTTTATTTCTAATGCCTCGGTAAATACTAGCAAAATTAGCAATCTTAAGATTTGTTTTGGTTTTTAGAACAGTTAAAATTTGAACCCCAATTTTTTTCCGAAGCTCCGCATCATCAGTTTTTTCTCCTGAAGAGTAAAGTTTAGGCAGTAAAATTTTATCGTACAAATTAAAAATTTCTACTTCTATTAAAGCTTGTGTCAAACAGCCATCCCTAGTTTCTTCCTGCCAATGATCCCGGTTGTAAACATACATCTTTCCTTTATTTAACACTATTGAGTCTCCTGCAACTTGTAAGACGTATTTAGTCAACGCAATTTCGTTGTATACATAAAAATCGGAGTCTTTACCCACTACATTTAGGCAAATTTCGGAATACTCTTTGTGATCGGACAAGCGAGCATAATATCTAATGCTTCCAGGAGTATAATTATAAACCGCACATGAGTTCCAAGTTTTTTCAAATATATTGTAATCGTATTTTTTACTCCGTTTAGACATCTTAATAGCTTCAGATTTATACAAGTCTAAATTAGAATTAATTTTTCCAAGATTATACATAGCACACAAAAGATGAAACCATGAACTGTAATCGTCAATAAATTTGACCTTTATAATTGCAATAAGACTAAGGTAGATACATTTATTCTCTTTAGAAACTGACTGTGACGGCAAACTAATGTCACTTTCTAAATTGTCATTTACATTGTCAATTTTATTTTTGGAGTACTTAGATATGAAATCACTTGGAAGATCAAATATGTCACCCTTATTGTCCCACTTGTATTCAAGTGTTTCATTTGTTTCGGTTATATAAGTTGTACCTGGAAAAATTGCTTGTTGCCCGTTTTTAAGAATATCAATTTTTCCAATCTTTGCAGGTAAATCTTTTTGGTAATCGTCTTTCCAAAGGAAGTAAAGATGATATCCATTTCTGGTTTCAACTCGTGGCGCAAGTGACAATTCGGGAAATTCTTCAATTGTTTCGGTGTATAAATTTTTGTCATCAAAATCAATTACGAGTATACCAGATTTAATTCCTGTTAGTACTGCAACTGCTTTATGATCTGGATTTATATTTGATTCTGTAAGTCCGCTCCAATTTTTATTAATCCCAATTAATTTCTTTTTATAGACTCCTTCTTTGTTAGGAGCCAACATGATTTCTTTAAAAGAATGCTTGATTAGTTTTTCAGTCCATTTCATCGTCATATCGGTTGCCATTGTATTTCTTATACTATATTATAATTCAAGTCTTTAAACGGGTTTATCAATTATTTTATAAATATAAATCATAATTTTAATTTATTAAACTAAACCAAAATTTAATTTAATAAATTATTTATAATTCTTTTTTTTGATTTATTATTTACTCACATTTCCATTTTTTTACGGATTTGAATTTTCGGCGAATGGATCGTAGTCCGAGTCTTGAATTGAATCCACATCCGAGTCCGAGTCCGAGTCCTGACTTTCAGCCCACGTGTTATATTTTTTTATATAAAAATCAATTCTTGGCGATCCCTGACCATCTGCCCAGTTAAAGCGGTCTTCCATTTCTTGAACAACCTTAAATTTAATTTGCTCTTGATAACAGAATACACACTTGGATTTTTTACATTTAGATCTGCAATCTGTACAAATTTTTTTATCGCATACTCCGCAGGCGCCGCACGGGATGACAAGTTTGTCATCGTAGCAAATTTGGCACATATCGGTAGTCGCCATTATCGTTGTTCTTATACTTATATATATGCGATGTCTTTATATCCATTTATCAAAAAAAAATAAATATTTATCAAAATTTAAAAAAATTTAAAAAATTACATTTTAAAATTTAATCATTCATAATATCGTAGCTGGCCAGGATAGTCGCGATATCCGTACCGCGATTCGCGGATATCCGCTTAAGCTCATCAAGGTCGTCGCGAAAATTATTTACTACAATCTTAAAAATCGCCCCTTCGCCAAGATTTTGATAACTCAGACTTTGGATCCTATACGCAATCGTATTCTCATTAGGAATAATTACGTTGTGCCCGTCCTTATTCATACTCTGAATACGCTTAATCGCAGTTATAAAATTTGGGTCAGTGATTACGTCCTGCTTAGGCCCGTAAGTCCCCGCTGTCTTATACTTATTGCGAACGTAGTACACCTTACTCTTCATCGGAACCATATAATTTAGTTCTGCGTTATCCGCGTTAACGAGTTGCGAAATAATTTTAAAATTTAGATCCTGATTACGGACTTGTAAATTTAGAAGCAAAAAATTTACGACGTATTCTACGAATTTACCAGAGTCAAAGCACTCTTCAGTATGCTTTACAATATCCGCATAAGAAGGCAAGTGTTCTTGGAGCGCGGCATTCTTAGTTTTTACTGACTGTTTAATTGACTTTGCGAGGTCTTCACGATAAGCAACAAGATCATCTGTATTTACATTATAAACCTTCCAAACCCCGATTGCAGCATTTAGAAGACTTTGCCGCGTATTCGGCGACTCGTATTTATCAAGCTTGTCAAAAATTTCCTTAGAAGTACAAGTATGAATGTCCTTTTGATCCAAATCATCATGTAGTTTTTTGTATGCGTTATTATACGTTTTAATCGTGTTCTTTGACTTCTCGGCATAACTAACAGCGTATTTCTGGAACTCGGTAATCGTTGCCATTTATATTATAACTATATATTATATTCCTTTATATCAATTTAACGCAAAATATAACTATAAAGAGCGGTTATCACACTTTTATAAAAAAGCTTATTCTTTTCGGCTAACGATGGTGCTTCTAAAATTTGCTCCATAAGTCCAATTTGATAGACGTGAATCTTGGATCTCTTTACGATTGTCTTCATTTTATTTAAACAAAAATTTTTATCTTCAAAATTCAAATTAAATTTTGAACGCAAAATTAAATTCAAAATTATAATCACATCCGCGGCAACCTTACCCTTTACCGTTACAACCATGAGCTTGCCAAAATTTAACGGACAATCAAACTCCTGGTAATACATTTTCTTCAAGCGATTGCACTCGTCTACGTCATCGTAGCAAGTTGCTCTCATCCTACGTAGAATATCTTGATGTTTATTCATTATTAGTATATGTATATTATAACTCTTTATATATTTTTCGCCGCCTGCTTTTTAGCTTCACGCCATTTTCTATTGTATTCCGCTTTTTCATCTTTATGTGCTTCATTCCATTTTCTATTGTATTCCGCTTTTTCATCTTTATGTGCTTCATACCATTTTTTATTGTATTCCGCTTTTTCATCTTTATTTGCTTCATACCATTTTTTATTGTATTCCGCGCTTTCCTCTCTATGTGCTTCACTGTATTCTTTATTATATTGTTTTTTAACTTCGGGTGATAAAAAACATCTACGGTCGTTAAGATTTGCATTTTCAGATTTTCTATACTCTTCCTCTACCATATGCGCCTCCGTTTTTGTAAGGTTCTCCCTGGTACCCAAAATCACCATTTTAAAATTTTCAAACCCACCGTTGTCTCTCATAACTTGATACAATTTCGTATTATATTTTGGAGAATCTGGGTTGTTGCACCTGGATTTATGTTCTGATTTCCTACACTTGACATTAGATGTGCTTCCAACATAACAAAATTCTTTAATTTCATTACAACTATGAATAAATTTATAAAAACTATAATCTCGTTTAATTTCTGACATTTTAATACTTTTTAATACTTTTTAGTCTTTATATACTTTCATTAAAACATTTTCGGAATAATTTATTTTAATTATGGGACGTTTTATAAAAGAGAATATGTGTTCTATTAAATCATTTGGCAAACTAAACAATCGGTTAGAAATTTCCATAGTCTTAGGTTTTTTACGGTACGGCATTGCGATATCGCAGCTTCGCAGACGCTTGGGCATCCTATATATAACTCACAATAATTTAAAATGGGATTTACACCGCGAATTGCCCCTTCCC